GCTAATGAAGGTATTGGAGAATTAGTAAAAAGTTTTAAAAATAATCCAGAAGTTGGGTTACCATTTTATAATGATATTATGAATACTATTGTGCGCGGACAACGTAAAGGTAAATTTTATCTTTCTAGTTCAAGTTCTGGTGCTGGTAAAGCGTTACTTAATGGAACAAAAGTTTTTTCAGAAAATGGTTATGTAAATATTGAAACATTAAAAATAGGTGATAAAGTTTTTGGTGAAGATGGTAAATTACATAATGTTATAGGAGTGTATCCACAAGGAAAAAAACAAATTTGGGAAGTAGAATTCTCTGATGGGAATATAATTAAATGTTGTGAAGAACATTTATGGACTTTTCAAACTAAAAATCAACGACATAGCCATGCCAAAATAAAACCTACAACCACAGCCACAATTAAAGAAATTAAAGAAAAATATAGTTTAAGAACTTCTGACAATTCTGGATGGAATATTTATCTTCCTATGACTAAACCTCTTGAATTTCAAGATTCTGAATTACCATTAGATCCTTATACATTAGGAGCTTTATTAGGAGATGGCTATCTTAGAGATGATGGCTCATATGGATTTACCAATAAAGAAAAAGATATTATTGAAAGAGTAGAAAAAGGGTTAAATAAAGTAGATGCCCATCTTGCTCTAAAAAAAGGAAGAGTGATAGATTATACTATAAATATTGGACGTGAACATATAGGCCTATGGGAAACAGGAAAACTTAAGCGTATTTTACGAGAATTAAACTTATCTGGAACTCATAGTGATACTAAATTTATTCCAAATATATATAAATATGCTTCATATAAAGATAGATTAGACCTTATACGTGGAATAATCGATACTGATGGATATATTACAAGATCTTCATATGATATAACTTTAAAATCAGAAAAATTAATTGATGATATAGCTGAAATAGTGGAATCGCTTGGCGGAACAGCAGTAAAAAGTATAAAAAATACTTTTTATAAACTTTCAAATGGAACTAATAAAGACTGCGGAATTGCTTATCGCTTACTTATAAAAATGCCTAAAAATAGTGATGTTTTATTTTATTGTAAAAATAGAGCTAATCAATGGAAAGGATTTGGTCAAACTGAAGCAAGACGAACTATACGAGATATTCGTATAACTAATGAATATGGTGATATGACATGTATTAAAGTTGACAATCCAACTTCATTATTTCTTACTGAACATTGTATAGTAACACATAACACAAGGAGTATGGCAGGCGAAGCGACGCATCTTGTATATCCATTTAGATATAATAAAACAGCAAAAAGATGGATACAAAATGGATTTAATAAAAAAATTCTTTTTATTACTACCGAGATGGAACCAAATGAAATACAAACAATGATTCCAGCTTATTTAGCAGATGTTAATGAAGAGCATATTCTTCAAAGTAATTATGAAGATGATGAAGAAAATAGAATTGAATGTGCTATGGAAATCATGAAAGCGTATCCATATTTTTATATAGAACAAATTCCAGATCCAAGTGCAGCACAAATACAAAGTCTTGTTAGATTTTATGTGCAAAATTATGGTGTAGAATATGTATTTTTTGATTATATCTTTTCATCAACAGGATTACTTGGAGAATATAGAGATTTAGGCTTAAGAACAGATGAAGCTTTGTTATTACTTTCAAATAGTTTAAAAGAAGTTGCAACAGAATGTAATATATATATGAGAAGTGCTACTCAACTTAATGCTTCAGCTTTGGAAAATGATCCTAAAAATTTTAAAATAAGAAATCAAAATATGTTACGTTCATCAAAAAGTATAGCAGATAAAATTGATGTTGGATATATTACAATGCCAATTACAATTGATGAAATGGCAAAACTTGAACCAGTTTGTCAAAAATTATGTTTACCTATGCCAACACATGTAAGTGATATATATAAAAATAGAAGGGGTAGATATACAGCTGTAAGAGTATGGCATATTTTTGATTTAGGAACTTGTCGTATGCAAGATTTATTTGTAACTGATCAAACTTTTCAACCTATAAATATACAAGTCGTAAAATATTTATTTGGAGAAGAAGAAAAAGCTTATGATACAGATACTTTATTGAGAGCAATAAATGATTCAAACTTCTAATATAAAAGAATTAATTACAGATAATATAATTAAAGAAATTATGGAACAATATGGAGCACATCTATATTCTGAAAATAATTCTGTAATAATATTTCCGACAATATGTCATAATCATTCTGCCGAACAAGCTTCACCAAAACTTTATTATTATAAGAATAGTAAAATGTTTTATTGTTTTACAGAATGTAGTAAAAGTTATGATATTTTTGATTTATTAGTTACAATAGAACATTTAAGAGGAAATAAACAATATACTTTTTTTGATGCTTTATACTACCTTTCAGAAAAATTAAATGTTCATGAAGGTTTTTTTGATGAACAAAAAGAAAATGTTTATCAATCAAAAAAAGATTATTATAGAAAGAAAAATAATAATATTCCTTATCATATATATGAAAAAAATACAATGAATTTTTTTGATTTTTATCTTCCATATGAATGGGCTAAAGATGGATTAACTTTAGAAGAACTTAAAAAATATAACGTAAGATATTATTCATCTGAAAATCAAGTAATAATTCCACATTATAGTATTTATGAAGATTTAGTAGGAATACGTATTCGTGCTCTAAATGAAGAAGATATATTAAAAGGAAAATATCGTCCTTTAAAATTAGAAAATATAATATATTCACATCCATTATCTCAATTTTGTTATGGATTATGGATAAATAAAAATAATATTCAAAAAACACAAAAAGCTATAATTTTTGAATCAGAAAAAAGTGTAATACTTGCCGAACAGCTTGAATATAATAATACAGTAGCTTGCTGTGGTAGTAATATATCTAAAGTACAAATTATGCAATTAGTAAATTGTGGTGCTAAAGAAATAGTTATAGCTTTTGATAAAGAATTTACAAAAGAAAATAAAAAACAAGAACAATATTATAATAAATTATATAAATTAGCAGAAAAATATAAATTATATTGTAATATGAGTTTTATTTTTGATTTTAATAATATTTTAAAAGAAAAACAATCACCAATTGATAATAATATAGAACAATTTAATTATTTATTGGAGAAAAGAATACGATTATGAGTAATAAACAAAAACAAGAAGAAGAATCCAAAAAAATTGTTATAGGAATTCCGCACACAGGAACCCTATATACAGATGTTGCATTAAGTTTATTTAAAATGAGAAGTAGACATGCAATTAATATTCAAATGCTTAAATCAAGTATTTTATATATTTCTAGAGAAAATTTAGTTTCTGCTGCCTTTCATTTTAATGCTGATTATATTATGTTTCTTGATTCAGATCAAACCATTGAACCTGATACAGTTGATAGAATGGCTCAACATTTGATAAATGGAGAAGATATTGTTACAGCCCTTATTTTTAGAAAAGATCCTCCATTTCAACCATGTATTTTTAAATCACAGAAAGAACTTCCAAATCATCAAATCGCATTAGAATATTATGATGTAGACACTCAAGATCTTACAAAGCCTTTTTATGTAGAAAGTTGTGGTCTTGGATGCGCTATGATTAAACTTGATGTATTTAAAAATATTAATCAGCCTTGGTTTTTACCTAGACCATATACCGGAGAAGATATAGCCTTCATGTGGGATGTAAAACAAAAAGGATATAAAATACTTTGTGATCCTACTATTAATATTGGACATTATGGTATTAAGAATTTTACTAGAGATGATTATCTTAAAGTTATTGAGGATGAAAATAGACTCTTAAACGGAAGTGTAACTCCAGAGGTTTACTTATGAAAAAAATTTTAATTACAGCACCTGTACATCAAGATGCTAAAATTTTTAAAGAATATTTATGGAGTCTGGATAGATTAGAAATTCCTGAAGGATACGAAATCCATAAATATTTTTATCTTCATAATGCTGATAATCTTAAAAAATTTTTAAATTTTGATGAATATGAAATT